CCACGACGGCAGCACCAACTACCACCACAACGACCACCACCACGACGGCAGCACCAACTACCACCACAACGACCACCACCACGACGGCAGCACCAACTACCACCACAACGACTACAACCACAACGACAGCGTCTCCGGGTGGAGAAGGTTTTGTTGTGAGCGGCGCTGGGTCTGCTGGTGTAAACGGGACATATTGCCCAGACGGCACAGCCAATGGACGGCCAAGATATACATTTGGCATCTACACGATAGAATATACACCCGATTGGATTATCAACGACGAAGGTAATGGTCCGAACTGGCTAATCCGATCTGGTGGCACTGATTTGTACTACGCATCAGTGTCAAATATGACCCCACCATTGAGTGGTTGGGGAGTCTATTTTGGCGGCTCACCCGCGCCAACTCTATCACCCACAACGTGTGGTCAAACAACAACAACAACAACAACAACAACAACAACAACAACAACCACAGCAGCACCAACCACCACCACCACAACAACTACTTCTGGACCCTATGGTGCCTATCACATAGAAAAGACAAATGATATCTCAGAAGATTTAGAGCTATGATCGATGAAAAAGATATTACGATTATTATTCCCTTTTTTAGATCTAATGCAGATAGATTTTTAAATCTAAAGTGCGTTCTTGACTCGTTATCACGCACAAATATTTCTGTTATAGTAGTTGAACAGAAATACAATAAGCACACAATTGAAAAATTTATTGCCAAATTCTATCCAAACGTAAAATATATCCAATGTAATTTAGAAATTAGCATGATAAACAAATCAATGCTAGTAAATACCGGGGTAAATCATGCTCATACAAATTATATATGGCAATTAGACTCCGACGTAATATTAAAATGGCAAAAAATTTTGGAATCTATCCCAGAAAACAAAGATGTAATAAAACCATTTGAATACATAGTTAAATTAACTAAAGAAGAAAGTATTGAATACAGAAAAAATGGCAAAATTATAATAAAGAAAGGCGAAAAAAGAGATACAGTAAAAAAATTTGGCCCTATGTCGTTTATTATTAAGAAAGAAATTTATTTACTAGAAGGCGGAATGGATGAGCGATTTGAGGGATGGTCATGGGAAGATATAGCATTTGCCAATAAAATTACAAAAAAATATGATGTACATACATGCAGCAATATTTATGGCGCTCACCTATTTCACCCGCCAGCAGTATCAAACGAGAGCATAAACCACTCATTATTCTATAGTGAAAATGATAATAATAGATCAGTAAAAAGAATAAAATCATATAACAAACTTCAAAAAAAAGATATAGGTATTATTATTGCATATTTCTCTCCATGTAATTTTAAAATGCCTAAACAAAATATTTATACTATCGTTCAAAAATTAATAGATGCAGATTATCCAGTAACTGTAGTTGAAGCGGTGATGCCCGGTTCTGAAAAACTATCATTTCCAAGTAGCGTCCAGCATAAACAAATTAACGCAAAAAAAGAAAATATTATCTTTCAAAAAGAAGCATTATTAAATATAGGTGCATCATTATGTCCATACGATAAATTGCTTTTTTTAGACGCTGACGTAGAATTTGATGATCCAGATTGGCTAAACAAAGCAAGTTTATTATTAGACTCATACGACATGATACAGCCATATGATGTAGCAATATGGCTAGATAAAACAAACAAGTCAAGACATATAGCTAGAATCAGTGGGGCAAAAGCTATAGCAGACAAAATACAAATACATGGTGGAAAGCAACATCCGGGTTTTTCTTGGGGAATGACTAAAGATACATTTAATAAGTTGGGAGGATTTTATCATTATCACCCGCTGGGAGGTAGCGATACTATACTTTGGTTTAGTGTTATACCAGAAGACCCGCCGGAAGGATTAGTATGTCACTGGATTATAACAAATGAATTTTTTAAGAATACCAAATCTTATATACAATATAGAACAAATGCTCAATCACATAACTTTAAAATTGGATATATAGATAATTGTACAATTTTACATCTATATCATGGTAGTTTAGACAATAGACAATACGTAGCTAGAAATTTTAAATATATGCCAGATATGGAAAACGGGGAGTTTCCTGTAAAAATATCAAAAAATGGGTTATTAGCGTGGAAATATATTAAAGACGCAGAAAATTGTTTAAGATATTTTCAAAGCAGAATGGAAGATAATTAAGTGTAATATCTTATATATTCTTACCAAGAGAGAAAAATATGTCATATCAAGATGTAGTCAAATCTATCACTGATAATCAAGTTCAAAATCAATTAGCTGTCACTAATTGCCAAAGAACTGGCGCTAGCAATGCCTTGGATTCTCAAGATGTTACCACGGTAAACGTGACCAGTATTGCTTCCAAGTATGCGGAGAGATTTAATAAAAAACGCCCAACATACGGGATTGTTTCTACCGTATTAGCTGTGCCAACCACAACAACTACCACGACTACTACAACTACAACCACAACTCCTGCCCCCGGCGCTACTACTACTACTGCTGCTCCAACTACAACCACTACAACTACAACTCCTGCGCCAGATCACTATCTATATGGCATAGATGAATATAATGTTATCTGGGAAATTGAACCAGTTAAAAAAGAGTTAAATTTTGTTTATGATACTAAATTGCCGGGACTATGTAATGGGTTGGCATATAACGTAGCAAAAGACCAAATATATTTTATATGTCCAGCCCAAAACACTATCTATTGTTTAAATCAACAAAATAATTTGATAACGTTAACTACATATGCAACAATTGGTATAGCCGCTAACAATGAAGATATAGGAAGTTTATCTTATTATAATAATGCTATTTGGTTTTTTAGACAAGGCACTAATGAACTTTACAAAATTAATTTAATATATGGAAGCGTAAATAATAATCCATCTGTTTCAAAAATAGAAAAATTTAATATATCTAATGTAGATTCAACAAACAATATTTTTGGCGATTTTGCAATTAGAAATGATGGTATAGCATTTTTTGCTACAAGTAATGGTAGCTTCTATTCATTAAATTTAAATAATGAACCATCAAATACATACACATTAATCAAAGCCGCTGGAACAAACCCCGGCTTGCAGCTAGCATTTAATTATAACTATACTAAATTATATGCGCAAAATTATGAAAATGGCGTATGGTATGAAATAAACACATCAAACGGTAATTTAACAGAGCTTAATTTTAAGACACTTACGGCTGATGTTGTTTTAAATAATCCAAATATGGGAAAATATACTGTTCAAAGAGGAATGAGAGATATTGGTGGAGCTAGAATATCATCCAGAGTAGTTCAAACAACGCTACCAACTTGGGACGCAACTGTTCAAACAACGGGAGCAAATCAATATTTTGCACTTAAAATTGGTGGTAGTGATCCTAAATTAACAATAGATTGGGGCGATGGTACAATAGAAAAGGTATTCAGATCTGGAGGATTAGACTATAGTGTATATTCTGCAAGAAAGCATACTTATACGTCTGCGAACACATATACAATTAAAATAAGTGGAAGTTTTAGTGGCGGTGGTAGCATTTGTTTTAGTAATATAATTTATGATTGGGCTTCGGAACACGCAGCAGCTTCAAGACTAAAAACAATAACCAAGATACCAATTATAAAAGGATTTGATAGAGTCAGAAGCATGTTTTTCAGATGCTCTGGTTTAACAAGCGTACCAGCAGATTTATTTGAAAACTATCCAAACATTTCTTGGTATGGATTTCTCAATACTTTTAATTATACTGGATTAACTTCTATACCAGAAGATTTATTTAAAAATCAAACTAAATTATTTTTTGGAGAATTTGCAGGAACTTTTGCTAATTGCGTATCATTAACATCTATACCGGCAAATTTATTTAAATATAGCACTGGATTAGGAGCATCTTCTTTTTGTAGTACATTTGAAGGATGCACATCTCTAACAACTATTCCAGCAGATTTATTTAGATATAATGTAACAGTTAATTCAAATAATAATTCACAGCCATCTTTTGCTTCAGTATTTAGGTATTGCAAAGCAATAACGAGTGTGTCTGGAGATATTTTTAGGTATAATATATTGAACAAGCATTTTGGTCAATATACATTTTCAACACTATCTTCTAGTATATATAATAGTATACTTATTTCATTAAATACTTATTTTAGTTCTATTAACGGTGGAATAATAGGTTTTGGAAAATCTCAAGCAACTGGAAATGGCCTTACAGCAAGAGCGGCCCTAATTGCTAGAGGTTGGATAATATACGATAATGACAACAAGGCACCCGGACTAAATAAATTCGATTAAACAGGAGTTTAAAATGGCAATAACAACCGTAGATGTAGTAACAAATACAGTGTCTGGAGTTGAAGCAATAAAAAATGCAACAACCGTAGTATCTTGCACAAGGGCGGGACATTACGACACATTAGACGCAACTTTTGAAGGATCATTCACATACAATCAATTAGAGTCAAAATATACAACTAGATTTGACGATATTGGTTTTTACAATTCTGTAGATGGTGGAAACCCATGAAAAAGTGGATTTTAATATCAGCTATTTTTTTGGCAGGATGCTGTACAACCAACTGTTGTTATTTACCAACAACAGAAATTACGGAAATGTACGCTCAGTATATTGACGAATGGAAGAGTCAAGCAAGAATAGCTTTTGAACAAGCAGAAGCTAAAGTATTCCAAGTTAATCCAAAACCAGACGTTATTGTGGGGCCAGATCAAGACCCAGCAAAATGTGTGTGTAAAGGAACTGGAATAATAATTCAAGGGGATGGTCATAAAACACCATGTCCATTTCATAGTAAAAGTTCATCAACAACAAAAGGCTTGATCATTCAAAGATAGGATATAATAAAATGAGTATTGAAACTATTCTTAAAATAGTGGCGTTGGTAATAGGTGGAATTATTCTTTTGAGTAATTTTATTAGCGTAGATAGTATTCTAGCTAAATTATTACCCAAGAAAAAAAATAAACCAGTTGTTCCAAGCGACACATCGGTTAATAATGATGATGAAAAATTTCTTCACATAATTAATCTATGGTATCAGCTAAAAGAAAACTGTGATTCATATGGGTTAAAATTAGCAGTAGACAAATTAGATGAAGTTTTTCCTCTACTTAATAATAAGGGAGAAGAAACACATGACTAAAAATGCTATAGCCATACTATTAATAATGTATGGCATCTTTGGAAATAGCCTATTCAATTGGCAAAATAATCCAACACCAAAACCCCCAGAACCACCAGCAATTTCTATATTGAATATAGATAAACCAAGTGATGCAACTTTATCTAAAGTTCAAAAATTTTCTGATCTAATAACAGATCCAACAGATAGAGCCAAATTAGCTATTTTTAATCACCAGTTTGCCAAGAATATTCTTGGATATGAAACTAATTTACAACAAGTAAATGATGTTTATGTTTTAGCTGGAAAAAGCTTTTTCCAAGAGTCATTGCGTGGAAAATACAAAGAACTGCCATCGATGATTATAGATCTTATTAAAGATACAACATCTGATGAAAACCATATTCTAACACAATCTGAAAAAAATAGCATTAGCGAAAACTTTATGGGAGTGGCTTGGGTTCTCATACAAAAGAAATAAGGTGATATCTTGAATGATCTTTCACAAATAGAATCCATGATTAGTAGTGTCTTCAAAGATGGCTTTGATTTAAATGGCACCAAAGTTCAATGTGAATCTCCAGCACAAATAACGGTATCATCTCTTCCAGAGAGTACCACAATAGATTTTAACAATAATTTACCAAAAGCAACTGTAAAAAAAATTGTTTCACTTTCTTTTTATATTGAAGGAATTGTATTCAAAAAAGACTCTGGAATATTAAAACTAAAATATTTTCCAGACATAAATTTTTCTTACGTAAAAGAAAGCAAATCAGTATCATCTTTTGAAATAGACAATCTTGATTTTGCAAGTTTAGAAAATGAAATAGATGCACAATACGACGATGACGCTAGGAAAAAAATTGCCAGCAAGTGTTTGCAATACGCCAAAGAGTGGGCTACAATAACTAACTACGGCGGTATTTCTTTTAAGGATTGCAATTTTATAGAACAAAAAGCAATCAAAAGACAGTGCCGAGAATTTGTTAGAGAGAGCATGGCTAATGATGAAGAAGTAAAATATGGCTCTGTAATCTTAACCATAATATTGCTACAGGTCATATTACCAATCATTATTAGATGGATAGTTGAAAGATTATTCAAGCGACTCTTCAATAGTTGATAGAACTGATTTCATAAAATTCTGAAAATCTACGAGGAAAATATATATGCGTGTCACAAAAAGGAATGGCAACACAGAAAATTACAATGTTGAAAAGATTCATAAGGTTGTAGAGTGGGCCATTAGTGACATAAATAATGTTTCTCTATCAGATATAGAAATGAATGCCAATCTTTCGTTGCATGATGGCATATCAACAAAAGAAATTCATCAAATTCTTATCAAATCTGCCAATGATTTAACTTCAACGTCCTTTCCTAACTATCAATATGTTGCATCTAGACTTTTGAATATGTCATTAAGAAAAGATCTGTGGGAAAAACATGATAGCCCACCATCTTTGAGGCAGCATATAAAGAAAAATGTTGAATCCAAAATATATGATCCAGCAATTATAGCCAAGTGGTCAGACGAGGAGCTAGAGCAATTAAACAGCGTGATAGATCACGATAGAGATTATCTTTTTACATACGCTGGATTGCAACAGTTAATAGATAAATATTTAGTTAAGAATAGACTAACGAATATTATTTATGAAACTCCACAATTTGCATACATGGCTATTGCTATGGCCTTGTTTGATAAGGTAAAAGATGTTAAGAATGCTTATGAATGCTTCTCTACTTTTAAGATTAATCTTCCAACACCAATAATGGCTGGTGTTAGAACAAACATAAAGCAGTTTGCAAGCTGTGTTCTAGTAGATGTTGAAGATGATTTAGCATCAATATTTTCAAGCGTTCACGCTGTTGGAAAATATACAGCCCGCCGTGCTGGAATTGGATTAAATATTGGACGTATTAGACCAATTAATTCAAGTATTCGCGGTGGAGAAGTCATACATACTGGACTTATTCCATATCTTAAGATATTTGAGTCAACAGTAAAAGCCACAAGTCAGAACGGCATACGTGGCGGTTCAGCAACCGTTCATGTTCCATTTTGGCATTACGAGATTGAAGACATAATGGTTTTAAAGAATAATGCCGGGACAGACGATAACAGAGTTAGGAAGCTAGATTATTCAGTTCAGTTTAATAAGTTATTCTATGAACGATTAATTAAGAATGAAGATATTACGCTCATGAGTCCAGCGGAAACTGGTGGCTTGTATAGTGCTATGAATAGCAATGAGGATTTCAAGAAACTATATGAGAAATATGAAAACTCTCGACACATCAAAATGAAAAAGAAAATCAATGCTAGAAAGCTAGCAGAAATCTTTACCAAAGAGAGATTAGAAACTGGGCGCATTTATGTAATGAATATAGATCATGCAAATGAGCATGGTTCTTGGGATGCTCCAGTTTATATGTCAAATCTGTGCCAAGAAATATTACACCCAACCACACCAATAAACTCAATAGATGACAAAGATGGAGAAATTGGTATTTGTATTTTATCCGCACTTAATCTACTTGAATTGAATAATGATTCTGATTTTGAAAATGCGTGTGCGGTTGCTGTTAAAACATTAGAATCTATTATTGACTATCAAGATTATCCAGTTGCTGCTGGAGAAAACTTTACTAAAAATCGTAGATCACTTGGTATTGGTATTACTAATTTAGCTGGATTTCTAGCAAAGAATAAATTAAGGTATGAAGATCCAGAAACACTAATATTAATCCATAAAACTATGGAAAAAATACAGTGGAATTTACTAAATGAATCCTGTAAACTTGCTGAAAAGTTAGGGCCATGCAACAAGTTTAATGAGACAAAATATTCAAGAGGATTACTACCAATAGATTGGTACAAAAAAACTGTTGACGAACTAGTAAAGCCAGAGTATACTATGGATTGGGAGGGACTAAGATCCAGAATAAAACGATACGGACTAAGACATTCTACCCTAACCGCCATAATGCCCTGTGAGTCCTCTAGCGTCATCCAGAACAGCACTAACGGTATAGAGCCTGTCAGAAGCCTACTTTCTTACAAGAAGGCTAAGAATGGCGTTCTGAAGCAATTGGTGCCAAATTATACGTCACGTAAAAACTATTATACTTTAGCATGGGAAATGCAGGATAACAAAGCAGTATTGAATATTTGTGCTATTCTACAGAAATTTGTGGATATGAGCATTAGTGTTAATTTATACTACAACTATTCTCATTTTCCAGATGGAAATATACCACTTAGTATTTTGATAAAAGATCAGATTTACGGGTATAAATATGGCGTGAAGAACTTTTACTACTGCAATACTCCAGATGGCGACGGTCAAACAGAAAAATCTTCTGGCTGCGATTCTGGGTCATGCTCAATATAAGTTTAAGGACTAATAATGTCTAGAGATTATGCTAAGATTTGTAAATCTATTTGTGAGTCAAACGAAAGACTTCATAGCGGAGAACATTCTATATTGAAAGATATAGAAAATATTAAAAGAGATATTAAAATGATCTCAAAAAAACTTGATCAAATTTCTAACGCCGTAGTAAGATTAATTAATAACACTGAGTGATAAATGAAAACAATACTAAATAAAAACAATGTTGATTATCTAGCACAGCCATTATTTTTGGGAGAAGATCTTTCTCTGCAACGATATGATAAGTTTAAATATCCAGTATTTTTTGATCTCTACAAGAAACAGCTTGAATTCTTTTGGCGACCAGAAGAAATAGAACTAAAGAAAGATCGCAATGACTTTAAGAATGACTCAGTAATGTCTGATAATGAGCGATTTATTTTTACCTCAAATCTAAAATATCAGACAATGATGGACAGCGTAATCTGTCGTGGCGTTCCAACATTAACACAGTATGTTTCTAATCCAGAACTAGAAGCCTGTATGAACGTGTGGCAATTCTTTGAGCAAATTCATAGCTATAGTTATACATATATAATCAAGAATGTATATAATAATCCTAGTGAAGTTCTAGACAGTTGCTTAACAGATAAAGAAATATTAAAGAGAGCAAACGTAGCAATTAAAGAATACAACACTCTAAGAGAAATAGGAAATTCTAGCATAAAAGATATTAAAAAACAAATATATCTAACGCTAATTAGTGTAAATATATTAGAGGCAGTTCGATTTTATGTATCATTTATATGCGCTTTTGCCTTCGCGGAAAATAAGAAAATGATCGGTAACGCTGATATAATTAAACTCATCAAACGAGATGAAGCGTTACATCTATATAATACTCAAGAGATCATAAAAATATTGAGAACAGTGCCAGAAGAAGGCTTTGTAAAAATCGCAGATGAGTGCGAAGAAGAAGCCGTCAGAATGTTTGAATCTGCTGCTGCCGAAGAAAAAGCGTGGGCAGAATATTTATTCAAGGACGGCTCAATTATTGGACTAAATGAAAGAGTCATGGCTGAATATGTCGATTGGCTTTGCATGAGTAGGCGAAAAAACATTGGATTGCCATACGATAAAGGTAGTAAGAATCCTATTTCTGGATGGACAGATCCGTGGATGAATAGCGAATCTGTTCAAGTAGCTCCACAAGAACATGAAATTACATCATATAAAATTGGTGCCAGTAAAAACGACCTTGAAGATACAGACCTTGGAGGCTTTGATCTATGAAATCTTTTCCAGTTGTTGGCGTTAAATATTTGACTGAAGCAGCACACCTTCCAACGCAGGCTAATAGTTCTGATGCAGGATGGGATTTATACGCATCCGAATATGCCACCGTACCAGCAAAACAAAGGAATACTGTCAAGACGGGTATTGCTCTTGAAATTCCAGACGGGATGGCTGGGCTAATATGGCCCAGATCTGGTCTTTCAGTAAAAAGAGGGATAGATGTATTAGCTGGAGTTGTAGACTCTGGCTATAGAGGAGAAATCATGGTATGTTTATACAATACTTCTGATGAAGATGTAGAAATAAACCGTGGGGATAGAATCGCACAGATTATATTCCAAGAGGTTCCTCTCGTCGTAATGCACAAGCAAGAGGCGTTAGGTTCCTCGCAACGAGGAGACAATGGCTTTGGCAGCACAGGCACATAACAATAACGATAGAAACAGCAAGAAAAATAAAAAACAAAAAAATGCTCCCAAACAAAATGTATTAGAAGCAAAAACGGAGAACCAAAAAAATTATATAAGATCTATCATAGAAAATGATGTTACTTTTTGTACAGGCCCATCCGGTACTGGTAAATCATTTATTGCCGCTGGAATTGCGTCTTCTCGTTTATTAAAAGATGAAGTTGAGACTATAATAGTCACAAGACCTCTTGTATGCACTGGAAAAGATATAGGATCACTACCCGGAGAACTTAATGAAAAGATCAAACCATATTTAGCTCCTATGGAAGAAAATTTAAAATACTTCCTTGGCAGAGATAAGTTTGGTTTGTATTATAATACCAGAAGAATTCGCTTTGAACCATTAGAAACTATGCGAGGAGCAACCTTTCATAATTCATATATGATTCTAGACGAAGCTCAAAATTGTACATTAGAACAAATAAAAATGTTCATTACAAGAATGGGCGATCATTCTAAAGTTATTATTAATGGCGATACTAAACAGACAGACTTATATCATAGTGGCTTGTATGACTGCTTAAGGAAATTAGATGGAGTTGAGGGTGTTGGGATATGTTCTTTAGGCTATAATGATATACAGAGAAATGGTATAATTGGAAGGATTTTAAACGCTCTAGAATCATAGGATATTTATGTTATACGATTATAAGTGCGAAAATTGCGATCATGAAATGATAGACGTATATCAATCTATTAAAGATGAAGCATTGATAAAATGCCCATCGTGTGGTCAAAATTCTCTAGCACGGGTAATATATGGTGGTCTTGGGTCTTTTATGAAAGATGTCAAGACCATAGGTCAGCTAGCGGACAAAAACTGGAAAGAGCTAGGACATTACCAGCGTTCTGAAAAAGAACAGCAGACCAAGGAGGAAAGGCAGAAGCAAGAAACCTCTGCCTTTTCTTCTGTTGGATCAGCTAGTAAAAAAGAAATAAGTAAAATGACTCCAGCACAAAAAACAAAATACATAATGACAGGTGAAAAATGAAATTCGTTGAATCTCTATCAAATGAACCAATTTTACAGTCTAACGAAGAATTGTTAAATAAGCACGGCGAAAAGCCCGTTAATGAAAAAGATAAAGTCTTCGCAAAGTTTCTTAAAATTGAATTAGGAAATGGCGATATGCAAAAAAAGTACTTTGTCATTACACACAATAATGCTCCTTATGATCCAAACGGCATAGATAGTCATAGAGAATCAACATTAAATCTTCAACTCAAAGTAACATCTCAAAAAACGTTTGATTATTACGTTGCATACCTTAAGACCAGAAATCCAATTCATATGACTAAAGCTCAAAGGAGTTATATTAATGGTTAAGCGTGGAGCAATAAGTAAAGTAGAAGCTTTCTATATTGAGAAAAATTATCAGACTATGGATATAGCTCAGATAGCTACTGATTTAAACAGACCAATAACGTCGGTAGAAACATATATCAAAAAGAATATTATCAAATCTAAAGCAACCTCCGTTAGCCCAAAAGGTGATAAGCAATTGGCAATTAATGGAAGTGAGCAGTTTGTAAGTAGGGATGGTATAACTATTATGACAGAAAATGCCTCCATGCTTGGGGATATTAAAACTAAAAAAACTATGACTAAAGATTGTATTACTAAGATTAAGCCATGAGTTATATTTTCGGCATAGAGAACTGGCGTAAAGCATACGCCTCTGGAAACAAACATAAAAATATTTGGATTGTTATAGAAACATCCGACAATAATGTTGTATACTTAGAACAATATGATCAGTGGTTGACATTCAAGAATTATTGCTCAGAGAATAAACTTAATATCAATAGTGTAGGATTACAATATAAATCTAATCTTGTGTCTACTGATACAAAGAATGCAGATGCCGTTTATGTTATACGTTCTGTAAAGGGTCAGATGGGTGGCGTAAGCCGCGATTGCTACACAATTGGTATAATCAATGGCAACAAAGCCAAGAAAACAATGTGGTTGACTCCAGAACTAATTGAAGATAGTTCCTACGAAGACGATTTGAATAATTGTTTTGAAGAAGCATTGATATACAATGTCTAAACAAAAAATATTTGGTATTGAAGACCAACAATATCTAGGTGGATATATTGTCGGTGGAGATAATGATACCTATTGTCCCGAAATATGGAATTGGATTATATCAAATGGAATTAAATCAATTTTAGATGTTGGGTGTGGAGAAGGATATTCGACTAAATATTTTTTAGATCATGGCATAGACGCTATTGGGATTGAGGGTGGTAAAAACGCAATAGAAAATAGTAAAATACAAAATAACATTATTTTACATGATTATACTAAAGGACCATATATTCCTTGTAAAAAATATGATGCTGTTTGGTGTTGTGAATTTGTAGAACATGTTGATGAAAAATATATAGATAATTTTTTAACAACATTCTCTTATGCAAATCACATATTTATGACACACGCATTGCCGGGGCAAGGTGGTTATCATCATGTAAATGAGCAAGAAGCAAAATATTGGATCAGAAATATTGAAAAAAATAATTTTATATTTGACCAAGATATTTCATTAAAATTAAGAAATTTAAGCAAAGCTAAATGGATTAAAACGCTGCTATATTTTAAACAAAATACTCTATGACTATTAAATCTTACTGTTTACACCATTCCCCATGCGTGGAAAGAAAAAAATATTTATTGCATTTATTTGCCAAGCATAAAATTGAAATAGAGTGGATAGAAGATTTTTTACCAGATAGTAAAGAAGTATTATCTACAAAAAAAGTATATTCCAAATATGCCGCAAATACAACTGGCATATTGAACAATGCAGAAATTTCTTTATTACTTAAACACAGTTTGGCTATTAAAAAAATTCAAGATATTGAAGATTATGCTATAATATTTGAAGATGATATTCAAGATTTTGATTTTGACTTTAATAATACCATCGCTAAATTTATTGAACTAGTTGAAAAATATAACATAGATATCCTATGGATAGGATCAAGCATTAACCATAATATGGATTTGCCACCAAGTAATGAGCCTACTATACTGTCAGATAGTAGCACTAAAAGCAGATTAACTCATTGTTATATGATAAACTCAAAAGTTGCTGATAAAGTTTACAATGATTATATAGACTTTAAACACCCATCAGATTGGCAATGGAATTATATCATTGATAAATTAAACTTAAAAAGCGCTTGGAGTTATCCTCATATATATCAAAGAACAGATACTAAAGAAATACCTTCATTATTAAGGTAAAATAATTGTGGAACATATATATCATCTACCAAATTTTGGCGAAAAGTGGTTTGATTATAGCGATCTATATTCATCATTTGTTGATAAACTAACTGATGGATCTCATATCATTGAAGTTGGTAGCTGGAAAGGTAAAAGCGCCGCTTTTTTAGCAGTAGAAATTATCAATTCTAAGAAAAATATCAAATTTGATTGTATAGATACGTGGCTAGGAGAAGAATCTTATTATCAAGAAGATGAACATGTAAAACAAAAAAAATTATACGAGCTATTTTTATCTAATATAGAACCTGTAAAGACTGTAATCAATCCAATCAGATTGAAATCTGTTGAAGCATCAAAATTGTATGATGATGAATCGGTTGATATAATCTTTATAGACGCTTGCCATGACTATGAGAGCGTGAAAGAAGACATTATACACTGGTTGCAAAAAGTAAAAATAGGTGGAATATTAGCTGGTCATGATTATAACTGGAGTGGCGTGAAAATTGCAGCCCATGAACTAATCGGAGAAAAAAATATTGTATCTAAAAATGGGTGTTGGATTTATGAAAAAACCGGAATTATTTAATCAGTCCTATCAAAAAGAATGGTCAGAAACTCACAGATATAAACATATTCATACTGGTGAGCATTGCACATTTGAAGCATATGTTGCAGAATATATAGTTATTCGCAGATCAGAAAAACTAAACCTTGGAAAACCATCATATAAGTTTTGGACAAAGGGTGATCCTTTGCATTGGATATGGAAAAAGCAACACGGTGCAGCATTACAGTTAAAGAAAAAATATAGCGAAGAAGCAATACTTAAAGCTATTCAGTCTAAAGATTTTGATAAATTGCTTGTTATTGGAATACAAAATGGTAGAGGATATAAAATAAATCCAGAAGCCGAAAAGGTTATTGCCAAATATCATAAACAAATTGAAGACGATAAAAATAAGACAGTTGTAAATCTTGAAGTTGTTGAAGAAAAGAAAACGCTTGAAACTAGATCGACACAGAGCTATAATAAAGCTCAGAAGCAAACAATCAATCAATTGAGGAACCTATGAGCAAAGTAAAGAAGGCTAGCAAATTCACGGAAGATTTGGTAAGCAACAATATAGTCAACAAGTATGGCGACGTTGTACGGAGCGGCACAGAAGTCCTAGAGAATATCAACAATCTTAATGTGATTGGCGTATCCCCAGCCTTGGACATTGCTCTGGGTGGTGGATTAAGAGAAGGCTCCGTTGTTGTTATGACGGGAGATCCAAAGAGTGGCAAAACTACCACCGCTTTACACTTTGCCGCCAAGTGTCAACAGAAAAACAAAAGAGTCATATATGTAAACACGGAAGGTAGACTGTCTAAGCAAAACTTCATTGGCATTAAAGGATTAAATGCTGACAATATACTTATCATAGAATCTACCGATGATAGAGTTCTTTCGGCAGAAGACTTTCTTAATATTATAGAAAGCTATATAAATAATGATCCCGGCTGTTTGATTATTGCTGATTCTCTGTCTAACATGGTGCCAGCGGTGGAGCTTGAGGGTGAGGTTAGAACCGGCGTTAGAAACGCATTGCCACGTTTGCTATCCATGTTCTTCAAAAGAATCAGTGGCACACTAATGAAGAACAAAACAATTCTAGTATGCATCACGCACAATATTGCTAATACTGGCGGATCGCCATATGCTCCACAAAAAATGGCAGATTGTGGAAATATGTTGCAGTATCAAGCTGGCACAAACATGGTTATTACACACAGAGGTAAATGGCAAGTTCCAAAGGATACTGGGCCACACGTTGGTCAAATTGCAAACTGGTCTATTAAGACATCTTGTGCTGGCGGTAGGCCAAACAGTACAGCAGAAAGTTGGATTAAGTATGGTATTGGCATAGATGAAGTTCAAGAGATAATTCACATAGCCTGTGAGTTTAGACTAATCAAAGCATCTGGAGCATGGTATACCATACAATCGGCTGTAGATGAGCCAACCGCTCCAGAAGTTGTGAAAATATTGGAACAGAATAACGTTGGAAAATCTCCAGAAGAAATTGAAAGATTTTTTAAGTTCCAAGGCGTAAATGCTGTGGCGGATTTTCTTAATGCTAATCCAACAATAGCATCTTTTGTATACTCAAAAATTAAGGAGTTGCATTGAAAGTTCGTGGAATTAATGGTAAAGAATACGTATGGAATCTTTCTAAATATGATGTATTTTATGATGACACCAGAAAAAGATCTAAATATCATATACGGGCTAGAAACTTATTAAAAGAGATATACCATAGCTATAGAATACTTGAAGAAGTTAAACTACCGGGAAGCACAGCACTTAATAGAAAATCTGTTCTCTATCTTGACTTTTATATTCCATCAATAAAGCTTGGAATTGAAGTACATGGCGAACAACATTATGAATTTTGTCCATTCTTTCATAAGAACATGGCAGATTTTTTAAAGTCCAAAGCCAGAGATGAAGATAAAATAGAGTGGTGCGACATCAACGACATAAACATTGTAATCCTAAATTATAAAGAGAGTGATGATGAGTGGCGAAAACACATTAACAGCGTCTGAAAAACTATCAGAACATCTTAATTTAATCAATGCCTATATAGATCTTAGCAATACCAAGTTTTCTTCTTTTCGTGAAGAATATTTATTAGCCGCTAATCTATCATCAGAAGATTTGAGAAAATTAACACAACAAGAAGCATTTGATACGTCTTATTTATTGTATGGATATGCAACATACATACAGGATGAGATTAATAAAAATAAGGTTGCTTTAAACTGGTGTAATGACCAGCTTGAAAAATTGGTGGTATCGCATAATGATGAATTCGGTCAATACACAAAACATGAAGTTAAACGACAGATTATCATAAAGAATAATACATACGCAGCATCAGTAGATCGTATGAGAGAGGTGGCCGAATCTAGATTGATAGCTTTAGATGGAAAGGTATACGAACTCAAACGCAAAGCTGATATTCTTTTAGAAAAAGGAAAAAGAACATGAACGAATTTAGTGGATTTATAGATTCTTTATCAGATGAGCAGAAGAAGAAGCTACTACAAGCTTTAGGAAATGAAAATCCTACACCTGTTAAGACTACTCAAGTAGATGAAAACTTTGTTATGAAAAGGGCAGATACAACATCTCAAACTAGGAGAAAAGAAGCCGTGAAAGCTAGAAATAATGAATGGGAAGACACTGGAGAGTTTAGAGATATTTCAACACCAGATGTTGAAAGAACTCCAAGACGCAGACCTCCTCCACAAAAGTCAGATGTTGAATGTCATGTTTGTGGAAAGTCTTTTAAGATAGATCCACGATTTGCTTATGGAGAGTATTATCGTTGCAACAAGTGTTCTGGAAAGAAATAATAATGGATGAAAAACTAGTAGATGTTGGTGCAGAACGAGCTTTGCTGGCTGGACTATTACAGCATGGCGTAGATGGATATGTAACTGTTTCTGATATCATCAGTGCAGAGACTTTTGGCGTTGTTAACAATCAGATACTATTTAAGTGTCTTGAAAGAGTTATTAATAACGACCAACAGGTGGACATTCCATCCGTATTGTCATCGGCAGATCAACTAGGATTTTTGGAAGTAATTAATACCTCTCAAGAATTAAAATATCTCAAGTCTTTATTTGAGTTCCCAGTTAACAAAGATAATATTTTTAGCTTTGCTATACAGGCTAAGAAATTTGAATTTGCTCGTAAAATTAAAAAGCTAACAACAAAAATCCACAAAGATATTGAGGACATAAGTGGCACCGAAACCATAAATGAAATTATTCAAATCCTAGAGAATCCAGTAACGGATTTTCTTAGAGAAGATGACGGTGGAGATGTCCCAGAAAAAATTGGTGCTGGAGCAAATGATTACATTCAATTCTTAGGAGATAACAAGTGTGATATTATTGGTATTCCAACTGGATTCAGCAGATATGACGAAGCAATTGGTGGTGGTCTGCGACGTAAATGCGTTGACCTTGTTTCTGCAAGACCCAAAGTTGGAAAATCGGTATTCGCTGATAATGTTGCATTAAACGTTTCTTCTACGGGAATTCCGGTCCTTGTGCTAGATACAGAAATGAGCAAGGAAGATCATCTTAATAGATTAATAGCAAATATAAGCGGCGTTCCTATTAATGATATTGCAACCGGCAAATTTATTAACGATGAAGAAAAACATCAAAAGGTATTAGACGCAGTTAAAAAACTAGAGTCAATTCCATATTGTTACATTAGCGTGGCCGGAAAACCATTTGAACAAATATTGAATCTCATTAAGAGATGGGTTGTGCATGAAGTAAAGAAAGATGACACCGGCAAAACAAACAACTGTTTAATAATATATGATTATCTTAAGCTAATGTCATCTAGCTCTATTACGAATAATATACAAGAATATCAAGCCCTTGGTTTTCAGATAACATCCTTGCATAATCTATGCGTTAAGCTAGATATACCATGCTTATCATTTGTTCAATTAAATCGTGATGGCATCACAAAAGAAAGCACAGATGCCGTAAGCGGATCGGATAGGTTAATATGGCTATGTACTTCATTCTCAATATTTAAGATAAAATCCACAGAAGAGTTAGCAGAAGACGGCCCAAATGCTGGCAATAGAAAATTAGTACCAATAGTATCAAGACACGGTGCTGGCCTAGATGATGGAGATTATATCAATATGGTTATGCAAGGATCACATGCTAAATTAACAGAGTTGAAAACACGAAATGAGTTTAAAAACCAGCCAGTTGGCGACACCGGATTAGCAAATACAGAATCACTTATTAAAATAAAGATAGCCAATGGACTTGAAGAAAATCAAACAGAAACTGAATGAAAACTGCGAAACTGTTTTCACCAAGCTTAACATGAAATATGAAAGGTTTGGAGATAATATATATTGCACATGTCCCATTCACGATAGTAGCGATAACCCAAGAGCATTCTCATATTCAGCCAGTAAAGGTATATGGAAATGCTGGACCAGAGATTGTCAACATCAATTTAAAAATGATATCTTTGGATTAATTATTGGTGCTTTATCAGCACAGTCTGGGGAAGATATTGATTTTTCAAAAGCTCTCAAGTGGGCATGTAAACTACTAAATATAAATAATACATATACTAAAATTGAACAAACAGATCTAGAGGTAGAAGATGATTTTGTTAATATGGTATCTACTATAAACCATATCGCAGAAATATACAAGCATAAAAAAATTGATATACAATGTAATGCTGTTATGCCATCAAAGTATTTTTTAAACCGTGGATTTGCAGCAGAAACTCTAGAACATTTTGAGGTAGGAGACTGTGAAGAATCTAGTTCAAAAATGCGTGGACGAGCTATAATACCTATACACGACGATACTGGCACAGATTATGTTGGAATGATAGGAAGAACAACAAAAGAATATGTCTCACCAAAATTTCTTATTTATCCCAAGGGGTTTGATAAGAGACATTTCTTCTATAATTATCACAGAGCAATCCCCAAAGCTATTGAAACATCTTGTCTATATATTGTGGAAGGACAAGGCGATGTTTGGAAATTATACGAAGCTGGGGTGTTTAACGTTGTAAGCATTTTCGGAAAAACAATCAGCAAAGAACAAGAAAACAAGCTAATTAAACTCCCTATAACACATTTAGTTATATTGACAGACAATGATCAAGCTGGAAGAGAAGCCAAAGTT